TGTTAGTCGGTTGATGTCTGATTACTCTAATACTATTTTGTCTAGTCCAGATTTTGGATTCCCTGAGACAGTTGTATTTACACCAAATCAAAACTTTAGAGAGAATGCGAATGCTGTAATTGGTATTGCTAATACAAGAACAATTTCAGTTGGGCAATCTATATACGGTGCGACATCTGGTGCTAATGGCATTGTTAAAGAAATCGTCAGTTCTGCTGCAAACAATGGTGTATTTAGGGTTGATACATATAAGAATTTTTCTACAACAGAAGTAGTTAAGGTTGGTACATCTGCTGGTTCTGCTGTTGGTAATGTAGTATCATTCTCTTCAAATACTATTGGGCATCATATCTTATCAGTCGGTAATGTGGTTGGACAAACAATATCTACTGGTGATGAATTGGTAGGTAGAACATCTGGAGCATTTGGTGTTGTTAAAAAGGTTGTAGCAGATACTGCTAATGGTTATGTACAAGGTGTTGGTGGTGCTGACGACAGAAACTTAGTTGTATGTCAAGTAACTGCAAACACAACTGCTAACTTAACCAGCCAATTTTCAACAGGTCCGATGAGAGCATTTATTGCTAATGAAAGTTTAAGACTGGTTGGTGCTAATACAACTATTGGTAACGTTTCTATCACCACATCTAATTCTCAAATTGAAAATATTTACACTTCATTAGATGATTCATTCTTATTCCCGACATATAGTGTTGGTACGATTGCTGAGTTATCATTAGTGAATGGTGGACTAGGTTATTTTACTGCACCGAATATTACTGTTGCTGATGAGGGTGTTAGGTCAATGGATATTGGTGAATATTATATTACTATTCAATCTGATAATGTTAATTGGGGAACAGGAAACTCATTCTTCACAATACTTACATCAGATGACAGAATAATTCAAACAACAAGTGGTTCATCTGGTTATGTGGTTGGTGGTAGTGGTCCGGGATTACCTATTGCTGTTAATCAATATGCTAACGGAACGTATGAGTCAGTTGTTAGGGTGTGGCAAGACATGGGAAATAGAACTACTGACGGCAAAACGTTTGCTAATAATGTAACCACTTTGTTGAAAACATATGCTGGTTCATACATTCCTGGATACACTAATGATACGAGAACTTTAGAAAATACTGGTGCTGCTAAGATTGTTAAGATTGTAGATGAAGGCATATTGGGAACTAACGCAAACATCAATGCTAACGTTGGTGCGAATGGTGCTATATCAGGAATAAGAATTTTAGATTCTGGTTTCTCATACAAAGATGGTGAGTCGGTGACTATCGCTTCTTCTGGTAGATCGTTATCTACTGCAGGTGTTGGTACTATTTCATTAAGAGGTGATGCTAATTCGGAAGGTTATTATGCTACGAGTAAAGGGCATCTATCTTCTAAACGTGGTTACTTACAAGACGGTGAATACTATCAAGAATTCTCATACGAAATTATATCAGCATTATCATTAAACAAATATAAAGACGTTGCTCTCAAATTAGTGCATCCTTCAGGTCAAAGGTTATATGGTAAGTATAGTGTGCAAAGTAATGTTTCATTGGATATCATCGTAACTTCTAATAACAAGAAACGACTGAGAGCAAACGGAAGCATATCAATTACCAATAGCACATTTAATGTAACTGGTACTGGTACACAACTGACATCAAGTTATGCAAATGGTGATACGTTAATGATTGAATATGGTAACAAACAATTCTACTCAACTGTTATAAATATAGTATCAAGTAATACTGTAGCAAACCTTAACTCAGCTTGGACTAAGGGCACAATTTCTGGTGCTAATGTTTATTACACATCTGGAACAATTTAATGACTTTAAAATACGCAACAAAAGATATATCAATTAATAATGCTAAAGCATTTTTACATTCATTGAATGCAGATGAAGACGGAAGATCTTCTAAAAAATCCACTATCCTTTATATGGCATTGGGTAAAACTCAATCATGGGCAGCAGATCCAACTCCTGATGCAATGACAGATAATGATCAACATTTAAAGTTTGATATGAAACGTGATTGGATTGGTGCTAAGAAAATTAAAGACGGTGATGCAAGTCATGTAATTCAAAGACATGATTGGGTGTCCGGAACAATCTATTCTATGTATCGTGATACTGATGTTGATGTTTACGCAAGAGCATTCTATGTGTTGACAGACGAATTTAATGTATATAAAGTTTTAAACAACAACAAAGGTGTAACTTCAACAACTAAACCAACTGGTTATTCTACATTACCGTTCACAACATCTGATGGTTATATGTGGAAGTATCTGTTTACGATTTCAGTTGATGATGCTGATAAGTTTTTGACAACAAACCATTTGCCAGTTAAGAAAATTGGTACAAGCAACGGTACTGCTGAAGAAGATAGACAAGTTCTGGTTCAAAATGCTGCAGTGAATGGTTCTATTGAAGTTGTGGAAACTGTTAATGCTGGTTCTGGTTATCATATAGTTGATAATGGTGTAATTGCGGCAGGTGGTAAGAATGATATTCAATTAAGTACAAGTGGAAATACAAATCCATCTCCTATTGATAATTATTACAATGGTGATTCTGTTTATATTATTTCTGGCACTGGTGCTGGACAATTGAGACGTGTTATCAATTATTCTGGTTCAACTAAAACCTTAACAGTAAATACAGCATTCACTACTGTTGCTAATACAGATTCAAGAGTTGTAGTATCCCCAACTGTTACTATTATTGGTGATGGTGCAGGGGCAAAAGCATATTCAAGAGTAGATACTTCAACTGGTGCCATTTCAAACGTAAGTGTAATTTCAGTTGGTAGTAAGTATTCAAGGGCATTAGCTCTTGTATCATCTAATACTGTTCATGGTTCAGGTGCTACTGCTAATGTTGTTATCAGTCCAATTGGTGGTCATGGTTCAGACCCAATCACAGAATTATATGCTGATAAGGTTATGTTGAACACTAAATTTATAGATCCTGAAGGATCTGTTATTACTGGTGCTGGATTTATTCCATCTAATACAGAATTCAGAACTATTAGTGTTGTTAAAGACCCAATCTTAAAGGTAAATTCAAACAATATTATCCAAGCAATTGAAAGTATTGCAAACACATCTAACAGTCCAGATACATTAAGATTAACAACTAGACTGACTGCTTCTTATTTACAAATGAGTGGTGGATCTCCAGTAAACCCACTTGCAGTAAAAGATATTATTACAAATGAAAGAAATTTATTAAGAGCAAAGAGTGGTGCATTAGAATTCGTAACGGAATTAGGTGGAGCAGGTAGAGCAACAGTTGCTTTGAGTAATGCTGTTAAGGCTGCTAATGCTAACATTGTTTATACTCAAGACGATCCATCACAATCGGATGCATCTTATTATAATTTTTATATAAATAATGTAGAGAGTTATGGTAATTATAATGCTTTCCAAATTGATGATAATATTTTAAAAAGCACAAGCGAGACCAACGTTGCTCAAGTAACAGCAATTAAAGGTCCTGAAGCAAACACTTTCTCAGGTGAAATATTATATACTGAACACGTTGAACCAGTTACACGTTCTCCAGAACAAATTGAAGACATCAAAATAGTCTTAGACTTTTAAATAGGCAAATAAAAAATGGCAATCGAAACTAATTTAAACACATCCCCATACTTCGACGACTTTGACGAGGATAAAAACTTCCACAGAGTTTTATTCCGTCCAGGTTATGCAGTTCAAGCACGTGAATTAACTCAAATACAATCTATTCTACAAAACCAAGTAGAACGGTTTGCTAATGAAATTATGGTTGATGGCACAGTGGCTACTGGTGTTGGTGTTTCTACTGGTTCAGTTGATTATATTAAACTAAGAGATAAGGATGCTAATAACCGTGTATTACTATTAAGTGACTTAGCAACTTCTGGTGTGATTGCCAACTTAGTTGCGACTGGTGCTACATCTGGCATGACTGCGAAATTAGTAGATGCTAAAGAGGGTTCTGAATCTGTTGCACCGAATTACTTTAGTGCATTTATTAATTATACCAACTCTGGTGCTAATAATACAACTAAAACATTCACAAGTGGTGAGACAATTATATTCAGACATTCTGGTAATAATGCTTTTGTTGTTGCTGCTAATGCTATATCTACATCAGCTACCGGAATTGGTTTCAGGGCAACAGTATCAGATGGTGTTGTTTATCATAAAGGTAGTTTTATTAAGGTTAATCCTCAAAGTATTATTGTCGATAAGTATTCAGATGCTCCTGATAAGAAACTTGGTTTTGAAACAAGAGAAACGTTAATCAATTCAAATGAAGATTCTTCATTACTTGACAACTCAACTGGTTCTACTAACTATTCTGCTCCAGGTGCGGATAGATTAAAATTAACACCAACTCTTGCTGTAAGAAGTTTAACTGCTGCAAATACAACTACATTCTTTAGTATTGCTAACATTGAGGATGGTAAAGTTGTTCAGAAATTTACTGATACAGTTTATTCTGATATTGGAAGTTATATTAGTGAGAGGTCATATGAAACAAGTGGCAACTTTGCTATTGAACCATTTAATGTTCGTATTAGAGAACACTTAAAGAACACCAATAACTTGGGTCGTTATTCTTCTTCAGAAGGTGGTTCATCTTTAAAGATTGTTGCTGAGGTTGAAAAAGGAACTGGTTATGTTGGTGGAAATAGAATAGCAATCTCTGGACCTGTTTACCGTGATGTAGATAAAGCAACTGATTGGGAAACTAAAAACGCAAGAACTATTGGTCAATCAATTGGTAATTATATTTTTGCGAAAGAAGTTGTGGGCACTTGGGACTTCCAAGGTTTAAGAGAAGTTAATCTTTATGATGCTGCTCAAAAGGGTATTTCAGGAAAGAACTTTGGTTCACAAGGTGTGCGTGGTACATTAATTGGTACTGCAAATCTACGTGGATTCCAATGGCACTCAGGTACTCAAGGTACTCCAGATGGTCAATTCAGAATTTATTTGTTTAATGTTGTAATGGAGGCTGGTAAGTCATTCTCAGATGCAAGAGGTATCTATGAAAATAATGGTAGTTCAGATAATGCTATGTGTGATATTGTACTTGAATCAAATGGTTCTGCTAAGATACAAGAACCTAGTTTAAATGGTCTTGTGTTCCCATTCTCACAAAGAGGAACTAAGACACTTAAAGATTCTTCAAATAATGTAGATACACAATTTGTATTTAGAACCGAGAAGAGTGTAAGTTTCTCAACCAGTGGTACTGCCACTGTTGCTGCTAATACTGCTCATGCAGGTGGTACTGAAACTAATAATGATACTGGTTTACCTTTATCAAATACAGATGAAAGAAATGTTGTAGTGGTTGCGAAGAGTGCTGTAACAACTGATGCTCATACTGGTTCAATTATTGGTTGGAGTGGTAACACTATTTCTGGTTCTGGAACATCTTTCACTAATGCATATCAAGTTGGTGACTTCATTAAAATTACTGATGGTGCTAATACTATCAACGAAAGAATTACCGTAATATCAGGTGTAACTGATTTACAAGTTGCAAATACATTCTCATATTCAAGAAGTGGTGTGACACTTGCTCATAAAACTAATTTCCCTGATGGTTATATCTTTGATTTATCATCTAATGGTTCTGTCACTTCTACATCTACTCAGCATAGTATTAACTTAGGACAAGCAAATCTTGCTTCTACGTTTACTGCTTCAGTTTACTTTAACGTATTAAGAAGTGATGCTATTCAAACTGCTAAGACAGTATCTAAAGATAAGTTCATTCATATTAATACTAATACTAATACTGCGACAAATAAAGGTCCATGGTCATTAGGTGTTGCTGACGCATTCAAATTAGTTGCTGTATATAAAGGTTCTAACACAGGAGTTGCGACAACCGATACTGATGTTACAACTCATTTTGAATTAGATAGTGGCATGAGTGATGGATTTTATGATACTTCATATCTAAAACAAAAGGAAACAAGTTCTCTTGACTTATCTGCCTCTGGGTTGATGGTTAAGTTTAATTACTTTGGTAGAGATACTTCTGCTGGTATTGGTTTCTTATCTGTAGATTCTTATCCAATCGATGATACTAATCTTGCGAATACTGCTGCGATTACAACTCAAGAAATTCCATTGTTTAGTTCTCCTACAAACAATAAAAGGTTTGACTTGAGAGATTCTGTTGACTTCAGACCTATTAAAACGAATACTGTAACACCATCTGCGACTGGTACTGTTGCATCGGCACCAACTAATCCTGCTATATTGACTACATTTAGTATCGATTCTGATGGTGCTTATATGCCTACCCCAGATGAGAATTTCCAAACTGATATTCAGTTTTACCTTCCACGTAAAGATAGAATATTAATGAATAAAGAGGGCAATGTAATTGTTACTAAAGGTGTTGCTTCTATTGTTCCAAGAACTCCTGAAGAAACTGCTGGTGGTATGACACTTGCTGTGGTAGAAATTCCACCATATCCTTCGCTGTCACCATATGTTGCTAAGAATTATAATAGGACTGATTACCAAGTTACATTAGATCTTGAAAATAACCGCAGATACACTATGAAAGATTTGCGTGTGGTTGAAGAAAGAGTAAAGAATTTAGAATACTACTCATCACTTAATGCACTTGAGTCATCTGCTAAGAATAAACAAATCTTTGGTTCTACTGGAATGGATAGATTTAAGAATGGTTTCTTAGTTGACAACTTTGATGGTCATAATATTGCTGATGTAAACAAGGCAGGTTATCGTGTTGCGATTGATAGAACCAATTCACTTCTAAGACCTAAATTCCTTAGATCTGATGTAAGTTTCACGAATGATTTGGATCAGACTTCGACAAATATGGTTAGGACTGGTGATTTAATCACTCTATCATATACTAATACTGCATTATTAGATCAACCATATGCTAGTAAGATGAGAAACCCTGTACAAGAACTAACATTCAATTGGCATGGTGAAATTAATTTAAACCCACCTGCTGATAATACTGGTGATACGACTACGTTACCTGATATTCAAGTAGACTTCAGAGGAATGTATGATGCTATTGCTAATATTGCAGACCATATAGGAACTGATTGGGGTGCTTGGAATACTACATCTTCATCTGTTGTTGCGTCAAGAGAAATATCCAGACGAACTTGTCGACAAAACCAATGTGGTTTTACTACTTTATTTGGTGGACAAAGGTTTACCTCTGTCACGTCTCAGGATACAGTTCAAACTAATCAAATTAGACGAGGTATTCAATTATCTGCAAGTCCTTCTACAGAAGTTATATCTTTGGGTAATTTTGTAACTAACGTTGCTGTAAGAGATTTCATACGTTCAAGACTTATTCAGTTTACTGGAACACGTATGAAACCTAACACACGTGTTTATGCATATTTTGATGATGAGAAAGTATTTGATTACGTTACTCCTACCAATTCATCTTTTGCTAATACAGCAAACGAAGGAACTGCAATAACAACAGATTCTTCTGGTAATGTTTATGGTGTGTTCCGTATCCCTAACGATGATACATTAAAATTCAGAGTTGGTACAAGACGTTTTGAGTTAAAAGATATTGCTGATACTATAACTTCATCAGATTTAGCAACTACTTCTGCTCATGGTGATTATACAAGTATTGGTTTAGATATAACACAACGTGGTTCTTCTATTAATATGGTAACTCCTCAGATATCTAGAAACGAAGTAACAGACAATAGAACAATATCTTCTACAACCACAAGTTCAAGGGGTTGGAGATGGATGCCACCAAACCCACCTAACAATGACCCAATATCACAAACATTTACAGTGGTTGCTGATGAAGCTGATGGCGCATTTATTACTAAACTCGATTTATTTTTTGGTAAGAAGTCAAGTACGTTCCCTATCACGGTTCAAATTAGAGAAGTTGAAAATGGTTTCCCTACTACAACAATCGTTCCTTATGGTTCTAAAACTTTACAACCTGCTTCAGTAAGTGCTAATACTACTATTGCGAATACTGCTACGTCATTCACCTTTGACTCACCTGTATTCTTAAAGAATAATACTGATTATTGTTTTTCTGTTTTACCTGGAGGAAACTCTGACGATTTCGCATTATGGGTTTCTAAATTGGGTGGGAAAGATATTGATACCAATATGCTAATTGATAAACAACCTGCTGCTGGTGTGATGTTTACTTCTGCAGATAATAAGACTTGGTCACCAATTCAATCTGAAGACATTAAGTTTAAATTACATAGAGCAGACTTCACAAGGAATACAGGTACAGTTTACTTAGAAAACGATCCAATCGATTACTTTAGTGTAGATAACTTCTACGGAACATTTAATAATGCTGAAAAAGTTATTGGTGAAGGTATCGTAACATTGAGTGGTGTTAGTGGTAATGCTGCAGGTGTTTATGTTACAGTTGGTACGACTATTGCTAATAATTCTGGTACTGCAGCCAATGGTGTTGTTAGAAGTATTGTTAATGAGTATGCTAATGGAACAGTTATTGTTAAGGTTGATCCATACAATCCAAGTAAGTTTGCTACACTAGCAACTGGTAATACAACAGTTAATATTTTAAGTTCAGACTTCACTAGTGGTGCTGGTCAAGTGAAAACGTTTACTGCTAATACTAACAGTGGTTTTGTTAAGTTCGTAGATGTCACGCATGGTAAGTTATATATTGATGATTCTAGTGGTTCATTTGCTAACGGTTATATCCGTGGTCAAGTATCGGGTGCGACTTCAAGAGTAACGACTGTTGATGATATTCGATTAAATACTATTGTTCCTAAAGTTCCTTTAATAACTTATTCAAATACTACATCTTCATTTGGTATTAGAACTACATCTACTTCTGGTACAATTAGTTCTACTTATGAAGAAATTGCATTGGGTGTAGAAAATACATTTAATGATGCAGAAAAGAAAGTGTATTCTAAAACAAATGAAACTGCTTTAACAGCAGTAGATGGTTCTAAGAAAACTTTAACAATTAAAGGCACATTTAGTACAACTGATACTAGAGTTTCTCCTGTTATTGATAATACTAGATCTAATGGTATTGTTCTAGGAAATGATATTAATAATATATCAACAGAAGAATTTAAAGAAGTTGGTAATTCACTTGTTAGATATATTTCTAAACCGATTGAATTATCTGATGGTCAAGATGCTGAAGATCTAAATGTATATTTAACATCATACAAACCATTTGGTACTGATATTAAAGTGTATGCTAGAATCCACAACGCAGAAGATGCAGAAGCATTTACTGATAAAGATTATACACCATTAAAACAAATCACTGCAAGTAATACTTATTCTGATAGTGTTGATACTTCTGACCTTAAAGAATTTGAATATGGGTTTAGTGCGAATACAGATGGTCAAGGGTTCTTGAGTACTGCTAACTCTCATGCTCGTCTACATAGTGGAAATAATGATGTAGTTGCTTATCGTTCTGCTGGTGGTGGTATCTATCATACATATAAAACATTCGCAATTAAAATTGTTATGACTTCAGAAGGTACTAATATTATCCCATTGGTTAATGATATGAGAGCAATTGCATTACAAAAATAATGGAAGTAGTTAATATACAAGATAATGAGGATTTAATCAGAGACGTTTCAACAAGAGCAATCTTAAACTCTGATATGTCCTCACTAGAAAAATATAGAGCGAGAAGAAATAAGGAAAGAGAAATGAACGATGATGTTCAAAACTTAAAGCAAGATGTTAATGAGATTAAATCTATGCTTAAACAACTATTAGAGAAATAATATGTCAGTAACAATTTCAAATACTAATTTAACCCACAACTTTAATACGTGGCGAACTAACACCAACCTATTAGCAGAGTCAATGAGTAAGAACAGTGTTACTGTTTGGC